AGCCCAACAACACAGCCTTATTTTCTATAAGCCCTATCAATGGCAAACCACAATCTCCTATCTGATATATTGCTCGAGCTCCAAACATTATTTGATCAAAATGCACATAATCTATTGGATGGAATTGGTCTTCAATACTTAATGGAACAGCTTTAACTGGGTTATAGTGTGCTATGCCCCAGCAAATTTCTGTTTTCATAAAAGGCCGCACATAAGCTGCTGTTACTGTATATGATGTAGAAGTTGACGTAGGTAATAAATTGGTAATGTCTTTTTTGGCGGGGCAATTTATTGCCCTCAAGATGCATATATCTTTTTTTGATGTGTAAGCCAAAATTTTAACTTCATATGGCATCATTTGGGAGGATTCAGTGGGCGCCCAAAACACCCTGTTAGCTGCTTGATTCTCAAGATCCACAGAATGTAGTGGTACCACACATAAATCACGCTTCAAGAAAATGCCATAACATGTTAATTTCCCAGAAAATTTACAAAGGTTCTTAGAAATGGCTTTAACTGCAGATGAGAATGATGTTTCTAATTTTGCATTTTCAAAATCTGGAGCCACTGCATTAGGCTTTGTAGATCGTAAATAAGCCTGGGCATCCGGAGGTAATTGCGATATTATTGCTTCTAATGGCGCTAATGAGTTTTTACACTCTAGAGCTGCTTGTATAGCATTCTTGTTCACAGAACCAGTGCGCCAATTACTCTCCAATACCCTCTTGGCTGCAATTTCTTGCATTCTTGCTATTTCGGCTCCAGTTAAGTTAGGGTATTGTTCATAAAGACTTGATCCTGCTGAATTTGGTCTAATTATATCAGGTTTCGAACCAAAGAACTTTTTGCACAATCTATACAATCCAAAAATTGCAGTAACGGAAAATATTGCAGTTATAACTGAAAATCCTACAGTAGATTTACAAAACTCTATTGCTTTCCAAAATTTACCGGTCCAAGTACCAGCTCCTGAAACGTAATTTATTGCATCCTTATACAAGGATAAGTATTGCTTATTGTCCTCAAAGAATTCTTTAGCTGCTTCCAACTCCAAGAAACTCATATCCTGTTTTAACTGGGTATATATCACTGGATTACAATAATATTGAGCAAATTCTGATGGTGGGAAATATGTATCAGCAACATACATCTTCCCTGCAACACTTCTAACTATTGATCCTGCAGATTCGGATGTATAAATATGCCCATCCAAGTATGACAAAATTACATCTCCCATACGGAATTGCACTGTCACAGTTGGAGCAACTATTCTCAGACGCTGACAATAACACTTGGCTAATGCCAAGAGATCCACATGATCTGGTATTTCTGGCATCAACCATTCACTCATTCTTAAGTTACTGACCTTTGCCGCTATTCCATTTGAAATTATTATGTTTCCAGCGGAAACCCCATTTCTAAGTTGCAAAAGACCAATCTGTGTCTGCATATATGGTAAACAAGCTTGGAAATCATTTATTTTGATAACAACATCGAAATCGTCAATAGGTGGATTAGAATTTATTATTTTAAGTTGGTTATTTGTCCTAACAAAATTGGTGTACACCTGACAGCAATGAGG